CCCTAGACCAGCAGAGATATCACAACCGATAACATACTCTGAATGAGCGGCAAGAGGCAAACCTTTGTTGTCCAGATGCGTCCAGAACTTCATCGGACCATCGACGGACTGCTCAAAGCTAGGCTCCAGGGTATCAGACTCATAACCAAAGATACCACGGACAAAAGGAATCATCAGGTTTTTCTGACCCGCCTCATAAAGATCCTTGCCGAAGATCTGATAATCGGAACCACCATAATCACGGTCAAGTTCCTGAGCCACGCTTTGAGGCGTGGCTCCGGGTCGACTGCACTCATTATCGTAGTAAGGACTACGGATCTTATCATCCAACACAAAGGAGTAACCTGGAGGGTACCTGTAGTCCGCATCGAGGATCTCAAGTTTATTATTCTCGGACTGATAAAGGCCCTGGCTTCGTTCTGGATGCTTCTTCCAATCCATAATAATCTTCACCATGGAAGAGGGGGTGTGCATCACATCGTAATAAGCACCAGCAGAACCCTTAGGAGTCGAGACAAACAGACGACAATCTGTGGCGTGCTGAGTAGCGTTCTGAGCCTCATAGTCAGCACCATTAGGAAAGGCAGCAAATTCATCCAGGGCAATAGCCTTCTTACGACCACCACGGAAGGCATCCTCAGTCGTGGTAGCACCCTCAAAGGTGCTACCATTATCACGATTCTCCATCAACATCATCGACCGATAGACGTCCTTTGGACGCATCCAGACAGGCAACCCCCCCTTCTTCCCTTCACCATGAAGCAAGAAGTCCAACTTCCAGAACAACGTATCCTTCTTACCCGGTTTATCAACCAGGTCAGCAGTACGACTCATAATCCCGAAACTAGAAAAGTCCTCGAACACCCAACTATGAAAGAACAAGGTCAAGAACATCCACGTAGCACCTAGATCACGACTCTTCTCCACCCCCACGTCACAATACCCCAAAGCCTCGTGCATCTCCAAGAAGGCCTCGTCCTGGTACCCGTAAGTAATAAAAGGGATCACATTAGACGTAGTGCCACGCAGCCTGCTAGTGCGAGGCTCATAGAGCCAGCAGAAGGCATTAATGAAGAACAAGATATCCTGCTTGCACGCAGTCCAAAGACTACGTCGCTTGGGGCCAGTATCAGCCCAAGCTAACAGCTCACGCCGGTATCTCAGGTTGTCCTTCAGGTTCTTTGGTATTTGATCGTAAAGGCTCATTTGGCGTCAACACAGACAACATACTTTCCAACTGCACGATCGATTCACCGGTATCACCCATACCCTGCTCCTCAACCTGCTTCCCCTTCCCCTTGAGTTGCTCACGAATAACCAACTCCATAAATTTACCCTCATTCTCAGTGGCCCAGACTAACATGTTCCACGCTCCTGGTGTCGGAGCTTCCGGCGGCAATACTCCCCACTGATGTCTCTCCCCCCGAGTCTTATGCAGATTGTGGAACACAAAAGCAATCTCAATCGGAAGATCGGACTCATTGATATCGTACTCAACTAACAGTTTGTCGACATCCTGATCAAGAACCCGTCTGGCCTCTTCTTTCTCGCCAGCCACTATCGCCCGCTCATGCTCAGGACCCTGGTAACCCATATCCAACATCGTCTGGAATTGAGCCTTCAAGAACGGCATATCGCCATCCATGTACTTACGATAGTTCCCCCGGTACTCCTCGAAACGATTCTCTCGTCGCATACGATCCACGAAAAGTTTACGCGGTGAATCTGCTTTCTTTTTTTCAGTCATTTAGTCCTCAGCGTTTTGTAAACAGGGATAGCACTACTGTGAAGAAAAGTTAATCCGATTACGTCTGCATCCATCTCCGTAGCACTCAGATTCACTGACCACTGCCCATTGCCCTCATGGGCAAAAGATCCAGCCACAGCACCCTGAGTCCCCCCATCCTTAGTAATCTTTCCCGTCACAGTACCGGTGGTGATTGCACTGGTACTAGTCGCATTAAGTAGCACAAAAGTAAACCCGGTTACTGCAACCCCCTTGAGGAAGTGCTCCTCTTCAAGGGCATCTCCAATAAGCACATTGCTTTGGAAGATAACAGCCACGGTCGTCTGGGGATCAAACGAGGACATCCCACGAGTGACAATGTACTGAACAGTATCAGTCCCGACGAAACCAGGACCAATCAGATCTTTAATCGCCATTAACTAGCCCTTGTCCTGCTCGTAGGATCACTGGCATCGTTCAAGGTGAACGTCATTGCGGTAGTACTACCATCAACCTTCTTCGCTGTCAGCGTTGTTCCGCTGACAGCAAACTCTGCCACGCAAGTGTAGATCATATACAAAAGCTGAGCAGGGGTCGCAGCAGCCCCGTCAGAGGCATAGGACTCCGTCTGAGCCGTTGTCCAGGTAGCATCCACTTCTGCCTTAGTCGGCGGATCGTAGGCTGTTAGAGCGTCAGTACACTCGCTCTGCACCTCAGCGTCCCAGGCAGCATTCCAGGGTACTGCTGTCAAACCCGCACCAGCAGAACCAATGACCGCTGTGTCCACAAGTATCGAGTCCACAATACCATCAATGACATCAATCTTGTCATTAAGTGTCGTCCCGGTATCCACGAGGATTGCATCCACGATTCCATCAATCGTGTCGATCTTACCCTCAAGCGTTGTCCCAGTGTCCACCAAGACTGCATCTACGACCGTATCGATGGCATCTATCTTCGTGATAAGATCTGCACTGGCTGCAAAGAGAGAGGCGTAGATGGCCTCCTCCACAACCTGGAACGTCTTAAACACCGGCAAAGCCCCGGACTCGTGAACTGCCACAAGCAGTTCACCGCAAGTGTTGGTATCAGTTGTGTCCAAGATGCAGATGTAAAACCCGATCTCATCGTGAGAAGCAGAAGAACTCTCATTCTTCTGGGCGAAGTTACCACCAGCCTTAGACAACCGTACATCGGCTTGACTGATGGTCAAGCCGGTCTCAGCCGTCTTACCATCCGTATCATCCACAAACGGGCCCAACCTAAACGTGTAAGCGGTACTTTGCTTAATGAACATCTAGTAAGCCCTTTGTGCAAGTTGCCCCAATTGTGTCGTTGCAGGACGACGATAACGCTTCTTCTTCTTCTTAACCTTCTTGCCAGTCTTGGCAGCCTCGGCCTGGGCCGCTGCCATACCCTTAGCGTCGTAACTAAACTCTTTTCCACCTACTTTTGGCATGATCTTCTCCTTCTAGTTCTCTCTCATCTGTCTATAAGTATTCATCGCTATCGGAACGATAGCACTGCCACCAGCAGCATCAGGACACTGAAACCAGGCCTGAGTAACCTTCACGACAAGGCCCATCGCCATCTCGTCATCGGCACTAAAGCTCAGCCGCAAGTTGTTGTAATTCGTAATACTGTTAGCCTCAGACGTACTGAGGGTAAAGGTGTACTGCGTAATCGAGTCAGAGACGGCATCATTCACACTCGTAGCCCTGGCTGTCGTAGACTCCAACAACACCACGGTCAAAGCACCATCGCCACCCGAGTCATCCGAAGCACGATAGTAAACCTTGTGGTTAGCGGCTGAACTGGGATCTGACACATTGGACAGAGCAACAATAAAAGCCGAATCACTAGGACCTTCAACTGACACGTAATCACTGTCACTAGCGCTCGACTCGTCAATCATCGCAAACAGATCGTCGCCGCTGCTGGCCTCCCAGCCCCCAGCGTTGCTCACATCACTGTCAGGACGGGCATACTGCGTCATAGCCAGCTAAGCAACCTGTACAAGAGAAACGAGGTAACAACCGTCTGTAGCGTCAGATAAACTACACCAAGACCCAATATCATGCAAACACCAATCTCCATGCACCGTTTCATGCAGACAACTCCGTTTCGTATTGCTTCTCGCAGAACTTACAAGAGACCTCACGAGGATACAAAACGTACAAATCCACACGACCATCGTCCCCCTCTACCGATTCCCTCCTCACTCCCCGGATGAAATTCTCACGACCGCACCCATTGCAGTCGAACATCCAGGCACTGTGAACCTCAATACGCTCTAACTTAGGCTTTTCCTCGGGAATTTCCATTACCAGACCAGTATAAGAGCTTGATCGCCATCGGGAAACAGAGGTTTGACACCCAATTCTCCTGGTCCACACCCTGAAATATATTTTTTATATTTTTTCCTCGCGGGAAGCCGGGGGTATCTAATACGTCCTAAACCGCTGCACGGGGGGTCTGGTTTAGTTCTCCTTTCTAACAGGAATCGACTACGTCGATCTGTTTTTACACTGTAGGACAAGCCTGAGGGGCTTGTCCGGTGCGACCCCACCGTTCAATCAACGCACGCCTGGCCGCAGTCCTGGTCACGTTGGCGGTGCGCCTGGCCCGCCAGGCCGCTAGAACTAACCCCCACAACACCAGGAGCCCGGCCCTAGTCGCCCGGCCACCAGGCAGCACTCCGGGCCGCCTAGCTGCCCCGCTAACGCCCTGGCTAGCCTCTGGACTCTTAGCCGCACGATCCATCAAGACCCGTTAGCCGGGATCCTAGGCCCCTCTGCGTCGGCCTGGCATTGTGGCAGTCAGCCAGGCTTCCAGCCAGGTTGAACCTGGCGGCGCACCTGGAGACCCTGGCCGGGATACCTGGCAGCCTATCGGCCGGGTGCCTGGCCGGGTGCCTGGCCTGGCTTCCTGGCCGGGATCCTGGTCCGCCAGGTTGTATGCAAATAGTTACTTCCAGGAAGTAACCCACTTACTTCCAAACCTATCGGGCCTGGCTTCCTGGCGGTCCACCAGGGCGCATAGAAAAGGCCCGCGACTCTCCAGTGAGAATCACGGGCCGATGACCGCAGCGGCCAACTGGGGAGCTGCCAGCGCTACGCCTGGCCGGGGTCCTGGCTGACGTCCTGGCCAGCAGGGCAGGGCGTCCCATTGGAGCACTTCCAGTCAACGTCCTGGCCAACGTCCTGGCTGACCAGATTGGGACTGATTCCCACGTCCTGGTCGTCCAGTAACAACGGACCAGCATCGATCACCTGGCCGGGGTCCTGGCTGACGTCCTGGCCGACCAAACTCAACACCGCGCCAAGGGTGTAATCGTCGCCACTATCCCGGCACGCCTGGAGAACGTCATTGACGTCCTGGCCAGCGCGCTTGCTGCTAACTGCCTGGCCGATCTCCGGAGCCCAACAGCTGCCACGCCAATCGTTCTCATCCATCACCAACCCACGATCGATAGCGAAGTCTAGATCCTTGCGAGGCCCCTTGAATCGCAAGCCAACCAGGACCCCGGATCCGTCCGTCTCAATCAGCCGGTTATCGTCCTGGTCACCGTCGACAACTGGCCACACCTGGCCGTCGTCCTGGCTACCGATCCACCAGCTACCAGGAAGGTCCCCGTAGATCCCATGAGTCGGCGTGTAAGCCGTGTTGAAAATGATTGCGGCATTGTGTCCAGATCTTAGCCAGGTGTTCACCTTGCCCCAATTAGACCGCTCCGAAATGGAGTAGGTCAGTTGGTAGTTTTCCGGCCAGGTTCCGTGACGCACCTGGTCTAACCTGGAGACTACTCGGGTGTAATCATAAAAGAGGATTTCCGGGTACTGCTTCACCAGCCAGGACCAGTCAAGATCGCTGCCGCCGTTCAACCTAATAAGCAGAATCAGCCCTTCCTTTTCCGCTCGCTCTTTCCACACGTCCAACTCATAGACAAGCTGTCGATTAAATCGATCAGGATTATTAAACAGCAGATCGGTCCGCCATTGCATCGCGTCGCGTACGTTTGGCATCACGTGAAAACCGGCATACCAGATCACGCAAAACCTGGCGCACAATCCAGCATCGGGGCACACCTGGTGCCCACTCAAATTGTGTGGTGCCAGGAACATCCCCACCACCAAGTAACCGGTCCCGTTCGACTTCGCAAGTTTCGTATTCGTTGTCAATAATTTGGTCATTCTTCACACTCCAATCCTTCACGAGAAACGTATTCCAAAACTTCCGATAAACTCCAACCAAAAACCTCTGCCAGTTCGACTAAGTCGATCATGATTTCCTCCAATCGTTGAGCACATCAAAGACCAGCAATCCCAAACCAAAAACGATGACCAGGCAGTACAGAAAAATCCTCGTCAAACTTTCCTCAATCATGCGTCACGCTCCAATCTTTAAGGGGTGTCAAATGGTCAACACTACAAGCCGTAGTTTTACACATCGGAAAACTTGCTGCAATACCATTAGCCAAAATCCTGGCGACAGAATAAGCTCCGCCGCCGATGGCCTGGTCTAGCTCAATTCTGCCAGGTGACTCAAAACCCAACCAGCCAGGTTAACAGCAAAAGAGCTCTTTTTAGACCCGCCCCAAGTCACTTTTTGGGCTGTTTGTCCTCCCTGCCCTACCCCTAGCCACAACCAAAACAACCACCAGGCCTGGCTAGCCATCAGCGCATTAAAAATCCCCGGTAGCCAGGAGGGCTACCGGGGAGCCGGGAAGGTCACCAGGTCAAACGCTAGCTAGCGGTCTCGACGGTCACAAGCGGATTGTAAACCTTGCCAATTTCACGAGCCGTTAACGAACTCGCACGATGGCAGATTGCATCCCATTGCGTACCAGACAATCCAACCAACTCACCACCAGCACGGTCAAAATGAACGTAGCGTCGATTGGTGAACTCTTGCGCCGCCCGGGTGACGGCGTTCACGATACCAAAGAGAGAGGCATCGGCCCTCTCATGATCCTGGTATTGGTCGTAAACTTCCGACGCTTCTTCCTTCGAGAACCCAAAGGAAAAATCGCCAATCCGCTCACGAGAAATTTGAGCGATTAACGATCGCGGACTAACGCCGAACAGTTCACGATCGCGAGTCGCGAGGTACTCTCGAATTCCATCAGGCAAAATGCTCAACTGGTACTCGATATTCTTGGCGACGCGATCCTTCAGGTCACGCAAGTCAACACGGCCACGGTGGACCTGTGCTAACTGCACGCCCTTCTGCTGTCCCCACACGCAACCGTTCATGCAAATTGCACGGAAGATCGACGGGGCCTGGCCCAACTTACGCTTGCCGATCTCACAGTTGCTGATCGACAGCATACCGCCATAATCGCTGTCGTCGGGACAGATCGATTTATCGAGCATGGTATCGGGCAGCAACAGGTTACCGTAGATCGTGTCCTCATCGGATTTGGTCCAATGCGACAACCGGGCCTCGGGCAAAAACTCCTTCAGGACTTCCAGGTACCAACGATTATCAATGGAGGTATACTGATCAGTCAAAAAGGCCCGGCACAATCCGTCACCATATGTTCGCAGCCGGAACACCTTGTCCTGGCGAACTCGACGGATCGAGTTATTGGCGAACTTGGCCATGGTGTAAGCGTCACCCTCATCAAAGCCTGACAACGCGCCCATCTTGCTCAACACCGAGCTACCCGGCAGCTTGCAGGCCGTACTGAACTGTGCCAGGGCGTGGCCAGTCAGTGCCAGGAACTCCTGGCCACCAGCACCGTTCACACGCAGCCCGAATTGAGCGTGCTCCGTGTCGGTGTACTCCCAAGCCGCCGTCAGGTTAGAAACCTTGATCATCTTATCATCACGCAGATCATAAGATCGTTGAGCAGCCTCTTGGGCTGCATCGTAACCAACGGTCCCTTCCATCCAATCCTTGTGGACCCGGCTACCCTCTGCGAACCCGGTGCCAGTTCGGCCTTCCAGGTTCTCCACAAATTCACCAGCCGTTTTCGTTTTTGAATCCGGCACAATCTTACTCAATTCTCCATTACTCATTACAAACTCCAATCAAACAAGGCAGAGCACAGTCCACACTGCACAAGCAAGTGCGACCAGCCCCACGATCAAAAAGAAACAACACGTAAAAAACTCGACTTTCCTCATTTTTCCCCCATGGCTTAGGCCCCAAGGTAGGGCTGCACGATGCACCCCTGAACAGCTCATCTTAGGGCCGCCGTTCACCCCTGACAACCAGGTAAATCGGAATAATTCCTACATTCCCCACGAAGGTGGCCACCAGGCCCTGAAGATGGCCACTTCCAGGAGTGGCCATCTTCGGGACCTGGTCCTGGCCAGTTGACACCCGGATTCCCCGGGTATACGATGGGAAGCAATTCAAAGAGGGGGCGCCCCTAGACCCGAGGAGAACGAACGCGATGGAGATCATCCCATACAAGGAACGAACGCTGAACGAAAGCAAACCGGTCCACGTTTACCGCAACCTTGGCAACGCATCCAAGGAACGCTACAGCATCAGGCAAGGGGGACTGGTCGTCGGCCACGCCGATGAGGTGTACCTAAGGGACTGCGAATTCAGGGTAAGTGAAGCTGGACGACAGCGAGTGCTTCAGGAGGGCCGCAAAAACGTCCACGCTTACATCAAGGGACGCACGCTAAGCGGTGCTGCTCTTTGGGCAATCAAGGATTCCGATTGGGAACAGTTCAGATACGACCCCAGGATTATTGGGGCATTTCTTCTGGATAACAGATCCAGGGTCATAGAGAGAGCCTGCATAGTCGAACTCACCTCAGTTTGTAACGCATATGGAGCTAGATCATGAAACTAATTGGATACGCAAGAGTCAGTACACAGGGCCAGGGCCTGGAGGGCCACAGCCTGGACGAACAGGAGGCTCGGATCAAGGCATACGCCCGCTGTCACCCGGACGCTGAACTGGTCGGTATTGTTAGGGAGATCGGATCTGCCAAGGACATGAATAGGCCTGGATTGCTTGAGATCCTCCAAGAGCTGGACGAAGGCGAATACGATGGGATCATCATCACCGCCCTGGATCGACTAACGCGAAACATGAGCAACTTGATCCAACTGGCAGACAATTACTTCAATTCCGAGAATAAGAACCTCATCTCGCTCACCGAGAATATCAACATGGAAACCCCAACGGGCAGGCTCCTGGTCTTCTTCCTGGGGGTCTTTGGCCAGTGGCAACGTGAGATGATCTCTGAACACTCTAAGCGAACGATCGCTCATCTCAAGAGTCAGAACAAACGCTTCAATGCTCACCCAGAGTTCGGGCTGATGGTCAACCCAACGAGTCCAGCATATGTGATCGGCAACCCTGCTGAACAGAAGACGCTAGCTAGGATCAAGGACCTCAAGGCCCAAGGTTCTAGCCTTACTGAGATCTCTATGACCCTTGAGAACGAAGGCATGTTCAATCGTGCTGGCAACCCGTTCTCGGCATCAGCCATTTCAAAGCTGTGTCGGAAGCACGGCTACACATGCACCGTCTATGGCCACAACTACAGGAGTAAAAACGACTACAAATTCCCGGATCGGTTTTTCCTGGGGGGTAAAAACGATGGAATTTAAACGAGGGCAAAGCGAAACCACCGAATGCGACTGCTGCGCTGACTGGATGCGATGGAAAAGCCGCTGCAACAACTACATGGTGGCCAAGGCAACCCACGCAAACCCGCCCCAGGTGCGATTCTACGCCCAACTCATGGATGGAAGGGGGAATTGGACCTTCGTCGAGTACCACCAGAAGTATGGCAGGCACTCTCCTCGGACATACCGAACGCGAGCAGCTGCCGAAAGGGCTTGTGTCAAACACCAAGGTTGACCTGAGTACCCACAACGGCTACTATTCCGATTCATAACCAACGTCTCAGCTAGTACAGGTGAAGGTGCAGCGGGCTGTAGAAAGGTGGGTTGCAGGCCACAAGGGCCTGGACAGGGGACACACAAGACCCACTACCCGAGGCTAGCAGGAGATTTTGGTGCTTATTCTACTGGGTTACACTTCAAGTGTAGATAAGCCCGTTGTACCCATGCGGAAACAAGATACGATCAAGCACCCTTTGGGGGGTGCTTGATAAAGCGCCCAGCATCCCTTAGACTATCCTGCCGTCTGTCCTCCAATCCAGACGGTCTAGGGTTATGCCGTCCGGAGCTTGGTCTCTCCGGGCGGCATTCTTTTTTTCTGTCCCCCTGGTTGACAGCCGCTCCCCGTTGTGTAGACTAGCTATCCCTAGACCAAAGGAGGACCAGATGTCAGACTACACACGTGCTATCGACCACTCAGATCTACCCCCAGTTGAGAAGCAACGCGCTCTCGCTCTGATCGAAGGCTACGTCTCCCAGTGGAAGGATTATCAACCTGAAGTCGTGGAGGTTGAGCGGGAGTTCCGTGTACCAATCCTGGGGACTGGTGGACGCTGGGAGTACGTCGGCAAGATCGACTTGCTCTGCCGCGACGAAGATGGCCTGATCCTCATTGAACACAAGACCAAGACCGGCGATGTGAACAAGCCCCACGATCCCTACTACCGGAAACTCGACTTCGACGCCCAACTGTCCGGTTACCACCTGGCCCAATTTGCCATGGGCGATCCAGTGGTCCGAACCATCTACGATGTCACCAGGAAGATTGCCAGTAGACCGAAGGTAATCCCCAAGGGCTCTGAGGGAGCCCTGGGGACACGCAGCGAAATAGAGACGTTTGGGTCCTACTATGGGGTCGAAACGCTCCAGAAGGCCGCTGAGGGCCTCACAAAGGAGGATGATGGCCTCTATGGGATGCGAGTTGCCCACGAGGTCTCAAGTGACCCCGAAAAGTACTTCTTTCAGTACGCCACCACTGGTCGCACCAAGGAGCAGCTAGTTGACACCATGGGTCAGTTGGCCCACATCTGCCTGGACATCGAGTACGCTGAGGCCGATGGCAGTTGGTACCAGAACACAAGCAACTGTCTCTCCTACGGAAGTGTCTGCGAGTACTTCGACCTCTGCATGGGGATCTCGCAGCCGGACGACCCAGCCAAGTGGCAGCCACGCAAGGGTACTGGCCTCTCTGGGAACCGCACTCTCTCACATTCACGGGCAACCTGTTGGCAGTCATGCCGCCGGAAGGCCTACTGGCGATACCGCGAGAAGATTGAACCGATCAAACCTGATTCACCCGCTCTACGCTTCGGTAGGGTGTTTCATCTAGCACAAGAGGCGTATTGGAATTGGAGGAAACGATGCCAGCAACCGCATCAAAAGAGAAAGCAAGACTCGAAGGACTCCTAACACAGGTAGTCAGTACGGGTCGTGGCCTGCGACCGTTCATGGTGTTCCATGGACCGGAGAAAGTGGGGAAGACCTCACTAGCTGCCCAGGCCAAGAACCCATTTTTCCTGATGTCCCACGGTGAAGTAGGATTGGAGACGTTGATCGATCACGGTCAGCTCCCCACCGTACCACACCTGCCGGAACTCAAGAGCTGGTTGGATCTCATTGAGGCCATCCAGGCCCTGACAGACGCAGAGCACAGCTTTGACACCCTCGTGCTTGACACGATGAATGGGTTTGAGTCGATGCTCTACGAGTACATCTGTCACAGGGACTATGGGGGGGAGTGGGGCAAAAAGGGCTTCATGAACTTTCAGGAAGGCTTTAGGACATCCACACCAGTGTGGAAAGAGATGCTCAGGAAGCTGGACACCCTGAGAGAGAAGAGGGACATGTCTGTAATTGGTCTCTGTCACACAGAAGTCAAGTCGTTTAAGAACCCGGCTGGACAGGACTATGATCAGTATCGCCCACAACTGCACACAGATCAGTGGGGCGCTCTCCACAAATGTGCAGACTTAATTGGATTTATCAACACGGTTGTCGTCGTTGATGAAGATAGAGCCAGGGCCAAGGGCAAAGGCGGCACAGAGCGATGGATGTATTGCCAAAACTCAGCCGCTGCGGTCGCTGGTAATCGTTTGGGAATGACTCAGTTTCCACTTGGAACTGCCGCTCCCATTGGTTGGAAGAACTTAAACAAGAACCTGAAGGAGGCGAAGAAGAATGGCTAATCAGCTAGAAGAAGGAAGATACTTTTGTCGTGTCAATAGCCAAGAGGTGAGGCTCAGCAGAAATGAGAACTGGATGGTGGTACTCGGCGTTACACCGATCCTTTTCGATCCAGGCGGTAAGGAAGAGAAGGTCGCTATCGAAGAGGACCGCCTGGAGGGCCACAAGTTAACGGCCTTCCTAACGCTGACAACCAAGAGTGCTCCCATTGTCGTAAGGGAACTCAGGGCTATCGGCTACACCGGGGAGAACCCGGCTGAGCTTCATCGGGCAGAAGGTGAGCATGACCTCACTGACAAAGAAGCCTGGTTCACCCTCAAGTGGCGAGACAGCAATGACGGTAAAGACCCGTTTGAAAGCTGGCGACCTGAGACAACGCGAGAAGCCGCAGCCCCCTCGGCTGTGACAGATGAGCAGCTCGCTCAACTCAACGCCACGTTTGGGACGGTCTTCGCCGCTGGTAGCGGGGAGACGGCAGAGGTTTCTAGGTCCGAGTGGACTAACGAATTGTAATTTGTGAGGGGAGGCTGACCCGTGCCAAGGGGTCGGCCTGAGCCAGACACGGCCATCTTTGCCCGGGTGGTCGTGTCGGCTCCCTTTTTACTTGGTGTAAGGAAAAGAAGATGACTGAATTACTAGTAAAAGACGTAGAAGGTGAGACCGTAGTCCATGACTTCTCAGACAGCACGCTCAGGGTGACCCAGTGTACCCGGAAGGTGTTTGGTGAAAATGAGCAGTTCGAGTTCCTGGCCCAGACAGCGATCACCGGTTCGACGCCCGTTCGCATCACAATCTCGCAAGAGTTGATGATGGACATGCACGGGTGCCTCGTGTCAATCGGCAACATCGACGATGTGACCGAGATCATGGTCAAGCTGGACAGCACCGTGCCTGACCTAGACCGCGCCCTCCGGGTTGCAACGCGATAGCTCCTAGCCCGGCCCTTACGGGGGCCGGGCCTACTTTAAGGTGAGCCATGGGAAACTACCGGAGAAAAGGTCGGACGGGTCACTACCGGAAGAAGAAGGCAAATAGGGACCGGATCCGCTGCAAGTCTTGCGGGATCCTCTTCGGCTACGACAAGGGCCGTACCGCCAAAGAAGCCATCCTAATGCACATCGGACTAACAAAGGAGTGCAATGAATACTACAACAGACGGGCAGCCGACGCCCATACACGAACTCATCGGAGAGAAAGCAGA